GTAGCTATTGGTAGAGATTCTATGTTTGGTGCATCATCTCAATCAAATTCTAATAATACTGCTGTAGGTTATGCTAGTTTATTTGCAATCACTACTGGTAGCTCAAATGTCGCAGTAGGTAAAGGAGCTTTAGATGCTGGTACAACAATTACATCTAATGTAGCAATTGGTAATGATGCATTAGGTTCAAACATTACTGGTAATTATAATACTGCGGTAGGTCAAAGTTCTTTATTAACAAATACAAATTCTTTTATGACCGCTGTGGGTTTTAACGCATTAAGATTAAACGCTGGTGGTGGTGCGAATGTAGGATTTGGATATAACGCTGGATATGGAAATGATAGTGGAAATAACAACACTTATCTTGGTTACGAGGCTGGTAAAGGTGTATCCAATAATGCTAATTCAAATAATACTGGTGTTGGTAAAGATGCTTTAAAAGGAATAACAACTGGTTCTAGCAATACTGGTATTGGAGAATCTGCATTGGAAGTAGTTACAACTGGTACTTCTCATACTGCGGTAGGTAGAAATGCAATGAGTTCTCAACAAACTGGTAATTATAATACATCTGTCGGGGTTAATTCTTTCACAACCTCAACTGATACATCTAACAATGTTGGTCTTGGTTATGTTGCTGGAAGATATGTTACTGGAAGCAATAACGTAGCATTAGGTAGTGGTGCAATGAATGGCAATAATAGTGGTTCATCAGGTAGCAATAACACCGCTACTGGTGCTGAAAGTTTAGCATCAATTACAACTGGTGGGAGTAATGTAGCTGTTGGATATCAATCAGGAAATGCAATTACTACTGGAATATTTAATACATCATTAGGTGCTTCATCTTTAAGTGCAGTTACTACAAATGGATACAATACCGCTTTAGGGTATGGTGCTGGAAGTAATGAGACTGGTTCTAATCATGTTGCAATAGGTTTTAAAGCACTATTCTCAGGTAGTTCTTCTTATAGTAATTCTGTTGTTGGTTATCAATCAGGTATGTCTATCACAACTGGTTCTAATAATTCAGCATTAGGATATGGTTCTTTAGAATCATTGACTACTGGTGGAAATAATGTAGCGGTAGGTTTTGATGCACTAAACTCAATTACAACTGGGAGTGATAATTGTAGTTTAGGAAAAAATTCATTAAGTGCTTTAACAAATGGTGGAAATAATATTGCTATAGGTTCAAATGCAGTAAATTCTTTAAATGGAACTGGTAGTTCAAATAGTGCTGGAAATAGAAATATTGGTATTGGTGGATATGCTTTAGCAAATTTAAAAGGAACTCACGCAGATGCTTTTTCTGATGATAATATTGGTATTGGTTTTCAAGCTGGACTAGCTGGAACTAGAGGAAGTGCAGTTCCATTTTCAGCTAATATTGCATTAGGAAATTATGCTTTGGATGCTACTGGCACTAATACTCAAACTGGTACAATAGCAATTGGACATCAAGCTCTTACTGCTTTGACATCGGGTGCTCAGAATACTGCGATTGGTTATCAATCTCAATTAAATCAAACTACTGGAAGTGGTAATATTAGTATTGGTTACCAAGCTTTAAAAACTTCAGCAAATGGAGAAAACCACAATACTGCAATCGGTACTTATGCAATGGGAGACTTAAATAACGCATCTGCTGATAAAAATGTTGCAGTAGGAAGTTATGCTGGTAGAGCTGGAACTGGAAATTATCATAATAATGTTGTTATGGGTTACGAAGCTCATCAAGGTACTGGCTCACAAGACGTATATCGAGAAGTTATGCTTGGGTATAATGCTGGTAAATCAACTTATTCAGGTTCATGTTTTGGTAATATTGGTATTGGGTATCAAGCATTATCAGCTTCTGAAAGACTTAGCTCTTCTTATAATATTGGCATTGGGTATAATGCTGGTAATGTAATTAGGGATGGCGATTTTAATATATGTATTGGTGTTAATACAAATCCATCTAATAATAATGGGCAAGAACAAATTGTCATTGGTTCTCTTACTGGAACAGCAGATACAAGAGTTCATATTGGTAATAATACAAGTCATATTTATAATGATTACAATACTAATGCTACTTGGACACATTCTTCTGATGAAAGACAAAAGAAAGAAATAAAAGACGATACATTAGGTCTTGAGTTTATAAACGATATAAGACCAGTAACATACAAGCATAAATCACCAAGCGAATTTCCAAAAGAATGGAAAGCGTATGATGAAAATGATACAGAACCAATGGGTGGCGATAAAGTCATACATGGTTTAATTGCTCAAGAAGTAAAACAAGCATTGGATAAACAAGGCATAGATACTTTTAGTGGATGGGATGTTAATCCCGATGGTAGACAGAATGTATCTTTTGAAGCATTTGTTCTTCCATTAATTAAAGCGGTACAAGAACTAAGTGCCGAAGTAAATGAACTTAAACAACAACTCAAGGATAAATAATGAAAAACTATAAAGCAATGAAATCTGCTAAAAGTTGGTCTGTAAAAAAGACTAAAGTAATTGACTCTCCAGCAGTTTCTGAAGTCAAAGATGATGACGGAAATGTAGTTAGAGAAGCACAAGCAGAGCAATCACATGATGAATTACAATTAGTAAGAAAACAATGGGATGCTAGTAGCGGTAAAGCACTAGATGATGCAGTTAGCTCATTTAGCTTAGAGCAAGTAGCTGGAGAAATTCAATCTTGTAAAGATAGAGCATCTGAAGCACAAGCTGAACAAGCTGATTGGGAAGAACTAGAAAAAGACCTTAAAGCACTTTAATCAATAACAAAATAGGAGTCAATCGTGGCTAAAAAAGAAAAAAACGAGCCTCAAAAGTTGAACCTATTCGACAAAGAATATTTGTTGGATGACTTAACAGATGAGCAAAAAGCAATGGTAAACCATATTGCAGATTTAGAAAATAAAATATCTGGAACTGCTTTTAACCTAGACCAACTTAATGTTGGAAAAGAAGCGTTTATTAATCGCTTGAAAGAATCTTTAGAAGAGGAGTCTGAAGAGAAATAATGCTTGTTCGTAAATGTGCAAAAGGAAAAAAGGTTTACATTTTTAAACCAAGAACAAAGGAAAATGTAACATACAAATTTAGTGATGAAACTATTTCTTTTGATGCACAGAATAAGTCTTATATTGTAGTAAGTGATGGGGTAGTAGTTAAGAGAACAAATTCTTTTTCTACTGCCCAATCATCTTTTCTAAAAATAGCAGAAGATGATATAAAAAAATTAGAAGTTGGTAAACACACATTAATAAATGGAATAGCAACAGATGTTAAATAATAAAGGAAATAGTCTTGCTGAGTTTGCAGTTACTATGGCTATCATGGCTACTCTTACTGTTAGCTCCGCTCCTGCTTTTAGTAGGATTGGCGAAGGTGCTAAAGCTAAACAAACTAAATCTAATCTTGAAAAGATTGTTAAAGCATCTCAAATGTGGTATAACCAACAAGTAGAAATTAATGGTATGGGAAAATTTCCTAGCCAAATACATAGAACTAGTAGTGTAGGCACTTTAGTTGATTACAATGAAAACAGAAGAATAGAGTTAGATGAATTAATAGAGGGAGAGTTTGTACCAGTATTTAGTGACACAAGTTTTTTACATCTGTTTGATAATGACACAATCAAGAGTCCTTATCAAAATGGTATCTACGCATATGCGATTATTGGTGGTCGGGGTACGGGAAATAGTATTGTTAGCCCAATCTTTGTTGTAGTAGATACAGAAAATATAGAAGATTTTTACAAGTATTATAAGCCATGAGTTCAGACGATATATACGATTACATACAAATAATAATATTTTTAGCATTTGTATTTGGAATAATGATTTTTGCATCATGTGATGGCGGTTGGTCTATCGCTGGATACAAAATATGAGTGATGAAAAGACGTACAGGTCATATGGAGTTACAAAACTTGATGATAACTTTCGTATTAGTCTTAACATTAAGTGGCTTATTCAAATCATTGTGGGAGTTGGGTTTATTGTTATGGGCTACTTACGCATTGAAAATCGAATTGGAGAACTTGAGCGTAGAATGGAAATTGCTAATACCGACATTGCAAACCTTGTAGAAAAACATATAGAAGAAGAAGAAATTAAAATAACAAAAATGCAGGAACAATTAAAGTGGTACGAGGAAGAATTAAACTTAAATCCCTTGTCTTGGGGAAAGAAAAAACGGAAAAGAAAGTAATATTAACTGAAGATGACTTTAATCATGCTTACTTTATTAATAGAGAGCTAAGGAGAAAAAGATAATGGATTTTCTAGCAGTTTATTCAGAAGCAGGGATGATAGGAGCAGTAGGAGCAATGTTTATGTTTATGGTTTACTCAATGAACAAAAGAGGAAACGAACAAGCAGAGGCTCTTAAACAATTAGAAGTTGAGAACAAAGGTCAAAGTGAAAACTTAGAAAATATTGAAGCTATTGTTATCAAATTAATAAATAGGTGGAATCAATCAGATGATAAATTAGATAGAAAATTTGATGGGGTAACAAAAGAAATTAATGACTTAGATAATCAGGTATCTGAAATCAAAGGCATTATCAGTAGATTAAATGGTAAACACTAAATAGGAAAATAAAATGGATTTTAAAAAAATAATGTTAGCAGTAGCAGAGTCTCAAGCTGACCAGTTTAAAGAAAAAGCTATAGCTTGGGTGCAATCTGAAGAATTTCAGGATGAACTTGCTAGTAAAATAAATGATAAAATTGATATACCTTTTGTATCTGAAGAAAAAGAACAGGTATTTTTTGAAAAATGCGTAGACTTGGTAGCAGATATTGTAGAGGGATTATTTAAAGGTAAGTAATGCCTAGGAGAAAGAAAGACCCAAGACTGGCAAGGTTTGGGTTAAGCGGTTATAACAAGCCCAAAAGAACACCTAGTCATCCAACTAAATCTCATGTCGTACTTGCTAAAGTAGGTAGTAAAGTAAAATTAATTAGATTTGGACAGCAAGGTGCTAAAACAGCAGGTAAACCTAAAAAAGGTGAATCAGCTAGAATGAGAGCAAAGCGTAAATCATTTAAAGCAAGGCATCGTAAAAATATTGCTAGAGGTAAAATGTCAGGTGCTTATTGGGCAAACAGGGTTAAGTGGTAATGAAAGTAAAAGGGTTAAATTTAAAAGGATTGACTAAAAGACAAATATCTGCAATGCGTAGGCACTCTAAACATCATACAAAAAAACACCTTAAAGCAATGGCAACTGCTATGAGAAAAGGCAGTAGCTTTACAAAATCACATAAAGTTGCTATGAGGAAAGTTGGCAGATGAAAAAGAAAAGGAAAAAATCTACAGTTAATAAAGCAGGTAATTATACAAAACCTGCATTAAGAAAAAGATTATTTTATCGTATTAAAGCAGGTAATAAAGGCGGTAGAAGAGGTCAATGGAGTGCAAGAAAAGCACAAATGTTAGCTAGAGCATATAAAAAAGCTGGTGGAGGATACAGATAATGGCACTCAAAGCTAGACAAAAAAGTTTAAAAAAATGGACTAAACAACAGTGGGGATATGTGACTAAAAGTGATGCAAAAAAACCTCGTTCTAAAAGAGGTAGATACTTACCAAAAGCAGTAAGAGCATCTTTAACAAAAAGTCAAAAAGCATATACCAATAGACAAAAAAGAAAAGCAAACAGAAAAGGTAAACAAAGAGCTAGGTATAGTAAAAGCGTAGCAAGAAAAGTAAGGAGAGCGTAATGCCAAAGGGAAAAGGATATGGCTATGGTAAATCAAAGCCAATGAAAAAAAGAAAAAAAGTAAAAACTAAGAAAAGAAAAAAGAAGTAATGTATAGGTTCGGTAAAAGGTCAAGAGAAAGACTCAAAGGTGTTAAGCCTGAGTTAATATTTATCCTAAACGAACTTATTAAAATAATGGATGTAACGATTATCGAAGGGGTAAGGTCACAAGAAAGACAAGATGAATTAGTTGCTAAGGGTGCTAGTAAGACGAAATATTCAAAGCATATAGAGGGAAAGGCAGTAGACCTTGCCCCTTATCCTATTGATTGGAAAGATAGAGATACATTTCATTATATGTGCGGAATGATACGAGGTATTGCTCATGTAATGAAAATACCAGTAAGAGTTGGTTGTGATTGGGATGGAGATGGACAAACTAAAGATAATAAGTTTGATGACCTCGTTCATGTTGAATTAAAAGGTTAAGTCCTTAACTTTTTTATTGTATTAAAAAGTATAAAATATTAAAATAGGAACATTATGGCATATTGTACAACAAGAGATTTAAAAGATGTTTTTCCTGCAATAGATGAGTTTGACACAAAAACTGCATTGTATGGTTTTGTATTACATAGTAGTAATTTATATAGAGCAGATAATGTAGGTTTAGTAACACAATTATTTGCAAATGGTAAAAATTTAGGGGCAGGTCAATCAAGTGTGTCTGATGTTAATGCGAACGATAAATGGCATTATGATGATAGTAATGATGTTGTTTATTATTATAATAGCTCTACAAATCCTAATGATATGCTTATAGAAAGCGGTGATGATTGGGATGCATTAAGAACACGATATATCTCCAATGCTGAAAAGTACCTTGATTCTAGGTTAGATGGCAGACTGCCCCGAAAACAATTTAAAGATAAAGATGGCAATTATGACTACATGATTGTAAGAACAACAGCATTGTTAGCTAGTTCATTTTTAATAAAAGCTAGTGACCCTACATCAGAAGTAGCTACTGCTTTATTTGAAGAGGCAGATAAAAACATACAATCTCTTAATGAGGGGTCTACTAAATTATCATGGCAGGTATCAGGAGATGCTAGTAAAGGAGTTATTAGACAGGTATCAGTTAGTGGGTCAATAAACCTTGTAGATACTAGAGGTCACTACTACGATGTATATGATAGAGTGGGTGTAAAGATTACTACTGGTGGTGCTATGGGTACTGCTGTATATTCTGTATGGCAAAAAGATGCAGATAATTTAGGTGCTGAAAGAATGAATAATGGAGAGACTGCTGATTACTCTGATACAATTAATGGTCAATATCAGCCATTAGCTAATGATGTATCTGTAAGATTTGCAGGAGATACTGCTGATACAGCAACATTAAATGACAAATGGGAAATAGAATTTTTTGGTAAGAATGAATCTGTAGATGATGCAGGTATGCCTTATTCAATAAGGATGACTCGTAGATGATAACATTTGTCAATATATGGGAAACAAAAATATTAGATACCATTAGAACTTTTTTAAATAACGAGTTTGCTGGTACAATACCTGTTTATACAGGTAATTTTAAAGACATGGGAAACCAGTCTATAAGACTTAACCCTGTTGGAAGTGATTTGATTGAGACACTTACTACAGGAGAAATAAAAGAGTATATTATAGATGTATCATATACTTTTAAAGAAAAAACAATCAAGAAAGATACTTGGGAGCATATACTTCGTCAAGTATCTCACATAGAAACTCTGTTCTTTCAAAATAGGAATAATACTTTTTTTGATGGTAACTTTGTAACTTTTCGTGTTAATGAGCTAGAAGAAGATGAAGAATTAATCGAGGGGTTAAATGTTATGAGATGGGAATGGAGAGGTAAATACTTAGGCAACATATCATAAAGTAATAAGGAATAAGATATGAAAATAAAAATAAAAAGCAAGAATAGTGCTTTACCAAATTGCTGGAAACAAGCAGGAGCATCCTTTGATGACTGGCAAGAATTAAAATCAGGTAAAGAAATATCTGTAAAATCAATTCCATCTAGTATAAAATCACTTGTACTAGAACAAACAAAAGTTAAAGGAGATAAATAATGTCATTAGCTCATGGGTTTTCACCTAAAGAATTTCAAGTTTTTATTGCATCTGATGCTAGCAATGCTGGTGCATCAGGAATACATGCAAGTAATATGCACCAACTAGATGTTGATTCTGTTGGTATGCCATCTTTAAATGTAAATCAAGTTTTAGATGTTCGTAGCGGTGCAGGTAGGACATTTAAAGATGAAGATTTTTTTCAAGACAATGTATTAAGAGTTCCTGAATTATCAATATCAGGCACACTTCATAATGATACAGGTCACAAACTATTATTACAAAACATTTGTAATGATGTAAGTGGAGATATTGCAGTTGCTAGTGGATTTACTCCTGCAAACCAAACTTATGGTAGTAGTGTAGCTAACTCAGCATCTTCACTAACTGTTGTTATTAAATCATCTGACCATTCAAATCAAAGGTCATTAGAAATGTTTGGTATGGTAGTAACAAGTTTTGAACTTTCAGCAGATAGCGGAACAGAAGGTGGTAGATATAAATTTTCTGCTACATTACAAACTGGTAAAAAACCTGATTTTAACGAATCATCTGTTTCTGCTGGTAATAATGCTTATGCAAATACTACAGATTGTTTTTTAAGTTCAGCAAGTGGAATTAAAGTATTTGACACAAGTGTAATACTACAGAGTTTTTCTGCTACAATAGAAAGTCCAGCAGTATTTACTGGTGTTGCATCAGATGGTTATCAAGCTGTTCATAGAGGTGCTGAAATAGCTGTTACAGCATCAGCTACTGTTAAGTATGATGGTAATACAAAAGGATTTATTAACTCTTTTGACACTCAAACAGTTGCTCAAAGCGGTGATATGTTTGTTATGACCAATAACGATTCTTTTGGTATTGACATGCAAAATGGAGTATTTACTGAGGTTGTATATAATGAAGGCGATGTAATGATGCTTGACTGCTCTATTAAAGCTGTTGATGATGGAACAGATGCTTTAATTAGCTTTGACGTAACATCATAATGAAGAGTCTTAAATTAAGTACTGGCAAAGAAGTTAAAATAAAAGAAATGTCAGTAGATGATATAGATTTCTGCAATGATATACCTGAGATGAAATATGATGGCGATAATTTAATAGCCATAAAACATCTATCTAAAGCAAGAACAGCTTGGATTAGAAGAGGTGTTGAAGGAGCAGATGATACTTTTATTAAATCATTAAACGATGATGAGAAAAATGAGTTGTCTGTTGCTATACAGGATTATCAACGCTTGGGGGAATAGAAGCCCTCACATTAGAGTACAATCTTCGAGTAGTAGAACATTGTGAGGGATGTATGTATCATACATACCCATATAAGGCTCAAATACCTATCTTAATTGATGGCAAGCATCAAACTCGTATGTTTACATCAAAAAAAGATGTTGATAATGTTATAGAGCTACTTATAGAAGAAGTAAACGAAGTTAATGAAAAGGGTAATAGTTTTAACATTACTAAATCAGTAATAAAGCAATTACCCTTTTTTGCCTGTCCTAATGTATTATACAGTAAACAAGCTCAAAAAGATATATCAAGATATTTATATTCAGAAAATTTTAAAGTACCTCCATATAAAGGTTCTTACGGAGAGCAACCTAATAAATGGATAGCAAAGAGTTTTTTAATGAAAAAAACTATAGAAAGTAAAAAAGCAGAGGCAGTAGATAATGGCACAAGATAATGTAATAAAAATTCAATTTAAATCCGATGGAGACAAGGGTTTAGTTAAAGCTATAGAAAAATTAGATGCTGTACATAAAAAATTAACTAATACTCAAAATGAATTAATTATTAATAATAAAAAAGCTATAAGACAAAATGACCAACATACAATAGCATATAAAAGACATACCGATGCTATTAAAAAACAAAATCAAGAAATAGCAAAGGAAGTAAGTGCCCAACAAAAAAGAAATAAACAAATTGCAAGTCTTAGAAGACAATTAAAAGAGTTGGGAACTGACTTTAGAAAAGCAGGTATATCAGCTAAAACCCAAACAGATGCAATAAAAGGAAGTAGATTAGCGTTAGCAAAATTAACTGTACAATCTAAAAAACATATTGCAGTAATGAAAGAGCAAAACGCTGGTATATTTGGTCTTGTAGGTAGTAATAGAATATTAGGTGGTTCATTTGCAGTTTTAAGGTCTAAACTTTTATTAGTTAGTTTTGCAGGAACTCTTGTTGCATCTACAATAGGAAGACTAACTAGACAATTTGGAGTTCAAGAAGATGCTGAAAGAAATTTATCTGTACAATTAGGGCATGTTAATAATCAATTATTAAAACAAGCATCAGCACTTCAAAACATTACAACACATGGCGATGAATCATTGTTAATGATAATGAGATTTGCCTCTACTTTAGGAATACAAGAATCTGAATTAGAAAAAGTTACAAGAGCATCAATAGGTTTATCAGAGGCTTACGGATTAGATTTGAGACAATCTACCAGAATGTTAGCACTTGCAACAAGTGGTAATACAGAAATGCTTAATAGATATATTCCTGAGTTAAGAAATGCAAAAACAGAATCTGAAAAGTTAGCTATTGTAAGTCAAAAAGTAACTGAAGGCTTTGAACTACATGTTAGAAGAACTGGTACATTAAATTTTGCATTAGACCAAATGGGAAATTCTGTTGGTGATGTAGCAGAAAAAATAGGTGGGGTATTAGCTCCAGCAGTTATTTTTACAGCAGAGAGAATAAAAGAATTTGCAGATGCTTTTGATGAAGCAAGAGTAAAAAGATTTTCAGTAATTTTAGGCACAGTTACTGGTGCATTTGTAGCATACAGAACAGCAGTGATAGCCTCAGCAATAGCCAATAATGGATTTTCAAAAAGTTTAACAAGAACAGGTCTTGGTGCGTTAATTGTATTAGCTGGTGTAGCTGTTGAGCAGTTAATGGCTATGGCAGGTTTATTTGAAGATAATGAAGAAAACTTAGATGGATTAAATGAAAAGTTAAAAACTAATAATAAATTAACTAAAGAACAAATTGAAAATATTGATAAAATTAAAAAATCTTTAGAAAATAGGAAAAAAACTATTGATGATGAAATACAGTCGTTAATATTAAGACAAGCTGAACTTACAGGAGCAAGTGATTTAGAACAATTAGAAATTAAATTAGGTTTTGATTTTGTTGAAATGAATAAAAAAAGAATTAAAACCTTAATTAGTTTAAGAAAAAAAGTTAAAGATTTAGAACAAGCTAAAAAAGATTCAGCAGAGCAAGAAAAGTTTGAGAGAAATCAAAGGCAAAAAATTGCAGAGGATTTAAAAGAAGTTGAAGAATCTATTTTAAAAGATAAAAAAGAAGCTAATAAAAAGAAAAATGAAGAACAGAAAAAACAAGATGAGTTTGAAAGAAATCAAGCAATAAAATTAGCACAAGATTTAAAAGCAATAAAAGAAGAAATAGCTAAAGATGAAGAAAAAGCAGAAGAAGAAAGAGTTACGTTTAGGCAAAAAATATTTGAAAATGATTTAGAATTTCAATTAAAGCAAATAGAAAACGAAACTGCTAAAATGAGGCTGTCTCTTACCTCTGCTGAAGAGAGACTTGCTATTGATAGATTTGAGCTAGAACAAAAAAGAAAAATTACACAACAACATTTAGAAGCTGAGAGTACACTATTTAATGCTAGTATGAGTGCCTATGATGCGTTTGTTGAAGGAATTATGGATGCTGATACAAATATGTTAGAAACTCGTGAGGCTGTTTTAAATGCATTTAAAGAATCTGCTATAAAGTTTATTGCTGAAATGCTTAAAGAAAAACTTAAACAAGCTATTGCAGATGCAGTTATAAGAAATACAGCAGAAAAAACAGCAGTAGCATCTGCTAGGGCTACAGGTCAGCAAATATTAATGGCTTATGCTCCATCAGCAGTAGCAACATCTACAGCTACATTTGGTGCATCAGCAGTTGCAGGTCAGGTAGCTATGCAGGCATCTCATGCATCATTAATGAGTATGGGTAAATTTCAAGATGGTGGATTAATAGGTGGCAATCCTCACTCTCAAGGTGGTACAATTATTGAGGCTGAAAGAGGAGAGTTTATAATGTCTAAAAATGCAGTAGATTCTATAGGTCTTGATGCTTTATCTAACATGAATGAAACAGGTTCACAACCTATCACAGTAAATATTAATGGTAATGTAATTGGTACAAGAAGTTTTGTAAGAGACTTTTTAATACCTGAAATTAATGATGCAGTTACAAAGGGATTAGCTTAATGCCTAATAGTTCTAATATATCAGAAAATTGGCTTTTTATTTTTCATAATCAAAGTGGTGCTAGTTTATATTTATCATTTCAAGATTATGTAGATAGCAGTAATAATTTTTATCATGGAGTTATTACTAATAGTCCTACTATAAGAGAATCTATTGATTTAAAAAAATCAAGAGCTAAATCAAGTAATATGAATTTAACGATTCCTAACTTCATATATAAAGGAACAGAAATATCAGAAGAGCTATTTGGTGGCAGTAACTATTATATTAATAGAACTGTACAAGTTTTCTCACTTATAAATAATTCTGTATCTTCAAATCCTATAGCTACATTTAGATTGTCTGATGTAAGTATAGCTGATGATGTTATAAGTTTATCATTAGTATCACAAAAACCTTGGGAATTTATTTCTATTCCTCAAACTAAACACCCTGACTATCCACTTTATGAGCCTGTTGTATATGGTAATTTTACACCTGCATCTAATGCAAATGCTACAGGAGAAAATGTTCAAAGTGCATATGGAACTGTTTTTCCTGTATCAGTTTTACATTCATCAAGTGATTCTATATATACATTAATGCCTAGAGATTATACAACTAGCGATAATGCTTTTATACATCATTATATAGGATTTAATCAATTTTTACCATTAAGATTATCTGAGTCTGTATTTAGCAATGAAGGTAAAAGAGTAGATTCTATTACAAGTACCACTATTGATAATAGTGGTTTAAATATTTTAAAATCTAGAACACATAAAGTTCAAAGTGGTACATATAATGGTGCTGGTTTTGATGGGTATGTAACTACTGCCCCATCAGATAAAGAACCACCTACTACACTACAATTTTTTAGCAATCAAGATAATATGTTTAAAAGAACTGTCACAGGAGCATTAAATGATTCTCAAGTATCAACTGCTTTATTTAATGATAATACTGGAGAAAGTTTTAATATGATTTTAGCAACTCCTAAAAAAGAACTATATTTTGATAATATTGTAAAAATATTGTTTCGTATTAAAACAAATGTTGGAACTCCTCAGCAATTTAAACATTTTGTTTTTAGTAATGAGTTTGATAGCACTAATGATAATTTAATAGGTGGAAGTGGAAGGCAAAGAACATATGGAAATCTTGCTTTTAACTCAGGAACAGGGGATTATAGCACAGATACAGGTGCTATAACATTTAATGATACACCTTCTAATGCAACAGCAAATAATTTAATAGTTGCAGGTGACGAAATTTTAATTAGACTTACAAGTATTCAGTCATCGTCCCCACCTAGATTAGATAATACATTAAGCATTGCATCTTGTCAATTATATTATAGGTCAGTTATTCAAGAATTTGAAGGAGATGAAAATCCAACAGGATTGCAATTATCCGCAAAGCAAGACAATGAAAAAATACAAGAAATAAAAACATTTTATTGTGGTGGTAATGGTTTAAAAGCCTCTTGGAGTGGTACACCTGATATAACAGAGATACATGAGGCACACAGAGATTTATTAATTAGATTTGCAGGTATGAGTACAAGCACTCCTAATGGATATAGTGATTTAGATAGCACAAAAAATTGGAAAATAAGAAATTGGTTACTAGAGCCAGTAGAACTAAAACAACAATTAGAAAAATTACAATATGAAGGTGGATTTATTTTTAGATACGTTAAAGGTAATGAATCATCCCCTCAATATATATACATAGAGGACTCTTATTCGGACTCAGATATCACATATAGTAAAACAATAGGTAAAGATGATTTATCAGAAATTAACATTGCACCTGATGATTTGAGTTCACTAACTACACAGATGGATATTAGTTATCAAAAACACCCATCTGAAAGAGGGCATTTAATTACTACGTCTGCTAAAAATTCTACTACTAGAACTAATTATAATATAAATACTAAAGAAAATATTCAAGATGTAAAACTTGATGCCTATGTTTTACCTGAAATACCAACGACACCATCATCAAATCCTAATGATGATTTTTATAGTTATTATGATAATATTTCAGGAGATATAAAAATAAATATAAATGCTACTATAATAAATCCAAAATTTTTTGATATTGATGTAGGAGAGACAATAGAATTTTTAGATATGTATCCATCAAAAGCATTTGGTAAATCATTTGATAATGTAGTATTTATGGTTACATCTGTAACAAGAGGTATTGGTAAAGTAAAATTTCAAGCTAGAGAGATAGCAACAATTAGTTAAGGACTTAAACAAATGGCAAATGTAAATATAAGAACACCAAGATTTTATGTAGATTATATAAATTTTTTAACAAGTAGAGGAACTAGTGGTCATTATGGTATTGAGACAGCAAATACTGGTGGAGAACAAATACCAATATCTTCAGGAGACATTGCAGAATTATACGATATGCGACCCTTAAATCAAGTAACATTTAATACTTCAGGCAATACTGATGGTCATGTTAATTTATGGTTTGATTTAAAAACTTCAGGATTCAGAGTAGACTTTGTAGCAATATTAAATCATAATATGCACAAAGCAGATGCTAAAGTAAGAATTAGTGCTTCTGAAACATTTAGTGAGATAAAAACAGTAGACCATGTAAATGCTGATGACACAGAAGGAGCTATGGCTTTAACAAGTGTCATTGGAACACACGAGATATTTAACAATAAAGCATCATCTGATGATGAATCTACATGGGGAACAGGACATACTATTGTTACATTTGCTGAGTCTACAAATAGATATTGGGGAATACAATTTGAAGGAATTAATGGGCAAACAAGCGTAGGACATGCAAATGGAACATTTGATACATCAAACAATTTAAAGATAGGATGTATATTACTTGGTCAGTTTTATGATATGCCTAGAAGTCCTGATTTATCAGTAAAAAGAAAAATTGAATTTGATGGTGTAAATGTTCAGGAATCAATAGGTGGTCAAAGATTTTCTAATATAAGACAGTTTGGAAGAAGAAATATAGCAGAAGATAATAAAAGCCCATTTCATACATATTTTAACAGTTTTGGCTCTTATGGTGGTAGAATGGCTTACGACATGAAATTTAGTTTTCTTAATTCAACTGATATAATGCCTAACAATTATAATCAATTTCAACCATCTGATGAGGCAATTATAGAAGATTTATGGAATAAAACAAATGGTAGGCATTTACCATTTATATTTACTCAAGATAAAAATAGTACAGATTATTCTGATTATTTATTTGCAAGGTTTGCTCAAGATAGTTTGAATATGACTCAAGTAGCACCTGATGTTTTTGATGTGGCTCTTAAGATTGAAGAAGAGTTTTAGTGTCAGGTATAACTATATTTAAGTCTACAGCACACCATCTTATAATACGTTCTATAAATGTAGCAAACTCTTTTGTTGATAATGTTTTAGTGCTTTGTATATTAAAATGTTCTTTAATAGCAGAATGCATTTCTTGATTAGTATAACCTAAATCTTCTGCTATGATTTCAATAATCTTCCAATAATAATTGTTTTGCTGGGCAGAGCGAACTCCAGTTTCGTGAAGTTCAAGATAATACTCACCCGAAAGGTTAAGGATAGCATTATCAAACTCTGCCCTGTCTAGGAGAACTAAATTTCCCTCTTTTATTTTGCAGGGGAATCGCAATCTAGGCATACTTTCTCATCCCATAGTTTCATATCAGGACTACTCCACATTTCGCCCTCAAATATATTCCATTTTCTTCTGCATTTAGGACACCAAAATAATGACTCATCTGCTCTGATTTCATCTGTTTTATGGTTCTCTCTTGACCTTTTTTCTATTATAGGGCTATCAAGTGCATCAATAACCCATTGTATAGAATCAAGTTTTCTTTGTTTTTCTTTCGGCAATTATTCCACCCAGTAATAATAAATAGTTTCGTGCATCCTGTATCCTGCCGATTATAGGTTCTTCTGAGGCTTCTTTACCATTAAGAACATAATTCCTAATAGAGTCCATATGCTTTAATAAATAAATCAAAGCAACATGCTCTGCCCCTAATTCCATTCTTTCCCCAATGCTCTTAAAGTTTTTAAACTTATCTTCATTAGAGACTGTATACTCCTCTCCTTTTACAAGCATGAGTCTGTTCTCTTCTTCTTGCATAGATTCTGCCCATCTCATAAAATCAGGTACATTCATTTATCTCTCCAATATACCCATTTAGACTTAGTAGTATCCCAAGTACCATCTTCCCATAGTGTACTATTATACACTACAAGAACTAATACAAACATTAACATTATTTCTATCATGTTATTCTCCTGTTTTAGTTAAAATTTTTGCCCCATAACGTAGAGCCAACCACATTATTTATTTGTCTTTCTAACAACCACTGGTTAATCTTATCAAAAAAAAACTTAGGGGGCAAATATTACTCTCCATATTGTTGCTCCATACCATCTACACATGTGTCACAAATTTCATAATTGCAAATTGAGCAAGAGTTTAAATCTTCTAATCCTTGTAGTATATGTTCTACTTTATCACTAATAGCTTGTATATTTTTCTTTAAACCTAAATGAGATAAGTCATCTATCTCTACTTCTGTATTATTATATATGCTATAAACCATGCTTTTTATTTTATTTAAATTCATTTAATTCTCCTAAAAATTAAATTCTATTTGTCTTAATATAGTGATAATCTCCTCATAATCTTTATCAGTATATTTAACCACTTGGTTTTTCCTTTCTTTTAATGTCTCGTACCATTGGATGCCACGCTTTTCTATTGCCCATTCGACAAACTCGGCAGGAGTTTTATGAGCAGAGAACTTGGAGGAGAACACATGACATCCAACGCACAAACAAAAACCATTATCAATATCCCACCTAACTGAACGTATAGACCTTGAGTAAAAATGATGAGCATTGAGAGGTTTGGTCTTGTGGCAGTATTCACACATTCCATATTCTTTTACCTTGTCTGCCCATGCTTGGTCTAATTTCTTTGATAATGATTTTTTCACAGAGGGTTAATTAAAATGGCATATCGTCATTTATCACAGGGTCATTAGAAATAGTTAAGTCCTTAACTTTTTGACTATATTCTAATATGTCCAATAATGCCAAAGTATTTGCTTCAATAATTGATACATCTTTTCCCGAAAGTATATCGCCCTTTTTAGTACCAAATAACTCAACTGCTAATTTTAAGCATACCTGTTTATGTATGTCGTGAGTCCTATCATCTATTGTTCTTGTGGTAGTGGTAGGGGCAGATGTAGTTGTACCTTCTAAAGGTTGTACTGTCCAAGCAGATTTACCAGGAGCATACTCCTCTTTTTGTATGCTTAACTTTGCACCTTGATTATAAACTGATAACTTTTTATGTAGTGCATCTGTTGCAAAAAAACTAGTCTCTACACCATCTTTTCTTACACCATACAAGTACCAATCTCCATAATTATTAGTACCTGTTTTAGGCTCGTTATACATAAGCTCTACAACATTAGCATCAGTTGGGTTTAATTTGAATGTATTATTTTCCATTCTTTTTATTCTCCTTTATTGTGTGTTTTATTGTTTCTGTCAAATCTTTATATTCAACAGTCTTTCTACCATCCCTATACTCTACACTAGCACATTCTAAATAGGGATGCCTTGATTCAAAAGTATGAAGATAGTCTTGTACACCCTCAATCAAATCAGTAATGTTCATTCTAGTAATCGTTCTGTCTCCTTGAGTGTACTCATCTATACCATCCCAGCCTATAGTAGCGTAATAAATAGCATCACTCTTCATGTTCTGAAATCTTTCTTAGAGTACAGGCATGCCTCTCTAATAATTTAAATAGTTTGTTTCTTACAAAAGTGATGTCTTCACTACTGTAATCTTCAGGGAACTCGACTCTTATTGTCTCTCTTTTCATATATAAAGTTACTCCTATTCTTTATTATAAATCAACCTTTAATTAACTCTCCCCATAGTGAAGTTTTACCATCTACAATCTGAACTAAATGTACAGTAAAAAATCCACTATGATAAAAATCTACTATGGCAAAAGCATGTTGCCAATTATGTGACCTGTTGCCAAGCCACTCATTAGCCTCTGCACTCATGTCTTTTAAACACCCAATAGACCATGCAGACTTAACACCATCAATATGAGTCACGCTTGACTGCTGTATATCGTGATGATGACCATACATAACATTACCACCCATTCTAATTAAATGATTTCTAGTATGTTGTACACCTGCATAATGATGCCCATGATAAAAATTAAGTTTACCAATTTTTAACATCTTTCCTAACCTGTGATATTTGTAACCACGCTCTTTTAGCTTTAATGCATTAGGTACTTTATAATCACTAGCTAGGTAAGGATTTTCTTCTACAAATCTATTAAGCCAATCTTCATGATTACCTTCTACAAAATGCCTTATCTTAACATTAGCCTTGTCTAGTGATTCATCTATTATATCCATGCCTTTATTTACTTGAGCTATCTCTTCATCGACAAATGGTATTTGATACTCTAGCGGTGGTCTTTTCTTTTTCTTCCATTGCCAATGACTTACTGAGTGCCACTCGCCTGTGTCGCCTAAGTCAATATAACCATCAGGTTTTATAATCTCTATAGCTTGACAAACAACACTTATAGCTTTCATATCAGCCATAGGAAAATGTTTGTCAGGTGTTACAATATATCTTTTTACTTTCATATTAACTCCGAATAAATCCACTTATCCAATGCCTTCTCCCATTCACTGTATGTGGCTTTTTTATTTTCATATAGAATCCAAATATTATCAAACTCATCCTGTAACCTTGTCCTCATATGTCTCGCATGTCTAGCTTTATTTCTGTTTCTATATTTTTTATTTGTTATAGCAGAAGTCTTATCCAAAAAGATTTTCCTTAAACTGCTCTTGCTCAAAATACTCATAATATCTTCCGTTAGTCAAATTATATTTTAGTTTTGCAGGTTGTCCTTGATTAGGCTTTCCATTCTTATATTGAAATCTAATCTTATGAACATGTATACCTGCATAATCATCTTCTTCTGATTTATGCCTATGTACAGTTATAGCATTATCACACTTATTAAACCAGTTAGCTGAACCACTAATATCATATGGAGTAGGCACAACAGGCTTTCTATCAACACCATTCTCCATTTTTCTTGGATGTGCTACCAACCATATATGCAACTCATTTACTTTAGAAAACGAACTAAGCTGTGATAACACTCTTGAAATATATAAAGTCTCATTTTCCCCATCTCCATACTTATGCTCAATAGTATTCCAAGGGTCAATAACAAGTCCATTTAAACCAAATCTATAATTTAAAACCTTTGCCTGTTCCATTATAGATTCTACAGTTACAGAGTCCTCTTGTGTACCAATAAATTTTATATGGTCATTTAATATTTTCATCGAACCTCTAGCAGTTTCTTCATCTAGTTTATCTTCCCCCCAAAATGCTTTACCCGAAAATTTACCAACTAGCTTTAATAAGTGATGTTCTACTGGAAAATTCTCAGCGGAAAATATACCAAACCGCCAACCATAAGATTGAATCATATTAATCATCAAAGCATCCATCCATTCTGATTTACCCATATTAGGCACACCTGTAACAACTGTGACCTCTGACGGACTAACTAAATAATGTGGGTCTACTGCACTCCAACCAGTAGATAAACCCTTATGTTGAGGCTTTAATAATAAATCAATAGCATCATCTTCAATATCTTGAACCATTACTACACCATCAATAGGGTAGGGATGTGCATTAGAAACTATATCTTGTATTTCGTCTTCTCCATGCTTAACAAGTACATCATTCATATCTTTACATCCATCGGGATATGTAACTCTAAAACACTTCTCTCTACCTATTCTTCTTGATAATTCATCTCTAAGAAATTTACCTGCACTATCTGAATCAGTACATAATATAACAGTCTTAGCATTCATAAAATGCTCTTCTGCTGATATAAGGTAGCTAAACTTTTTATCTGTTGGATTTGAGCCACTTGCGGGGGCTCCATCGGGTACAGAAACAACATTCATAAACCCAGCCTGTACAAGTGATAAAGCATCCATCTCGCCTTCTGTTATTATTATAGTCTCCATTCCTTTCATTGAATCAAATCTATAAAAACATTTTTCTGCATTCTTTGATTGTTTAAACTTTTTATCAGCGGTTCTTGATTTTATATTAACTACTTCATTGTCTTTATAAAAGGGAAAATGTATCCATCTATTTTCATATCCTATTTTCTCTGCATCAACAACTGCTCTTGTTATACATCTATCCTCAAACCATTTGTAAACTTCTTCAGGTAATTCTGTTTTTGGTGGATTTGGTTTTTCTACTGGAATAGTTAAGTCCTTAACTTTTTCTTTTAATGTTCCTTTCCAACCGCAATGATGACAGTGCCAAACACCCTCATCAATATTAACTGACAAACATCTATCTGACTTATTTCTTCTAGTATGTGAACACTTTGGGCAAGTAGTTTTAACCTGCCCTGTACCTGTTACAAATATTCCGTTCTCCTCAAAGGTCATTGTAAGTTGCTCCTATAATTTGTAAGTATGTTATTCCATTTAGTAAAACCATTTTCTGATTTTCTTCTTAATGTTTTAAGTGATACTAAACTCTTATGCCAAAACCTATCAATAGTAGCCCAATCAATAACTTGCTTTATTAATTTATAATCTACGCTATCAATCTTAATTAAATCATAAATTTCATTTACTGATTTATTTATTAAATCATTATCATCTTGCCAATTATTATAAAGATGAGGAAATTTTTCACTTTGTTTTTTATAAAAACTATTTACAATTTCCTTAATATATTTTAATTGCTTATCGTTTATAGATTTATTAATGGTAGTATTGGGTTTTTTGCCATTGGTATATAGTTTATCTGTATTATTATTATTATATAATAATGTTTGCGTATTTTGCATATGGGTCAAGGCATCATTCCCTGCTAAAGAATTATCTACCCCTATTGTATTTTGCATATAGGGGGTATTAGGGTCTTGGTTTACCCATAGGAAATTCTGCATAGGGGTAATATATCTTTTAAGAAATTTCTCAGTACCTTTTTCTAGCTCTAATAATACATGAATTATACCAAAATTTTTAAGTTCTGATATAGCTCTTGATGCGGTATCTTTAGATATATTTAATACATTGGCAAAATGTATATTTCTTTTTATACATACACCATCATCTTCTAATGTAGCCATTATTTCTGCATATACTAATTTAGCATTTGCTTTTAGTTTAGGGTGATGTAAAATAGTTTTTGGTATTATACAATAGTATGCACTTTTCATTTATTCTCCTTTTTAAAATCCTGCTATTTTTCTTACTATGTTGTCATAATACTTGCACTCATCGCCATCAGCAATCTTGCAAGTTTTATTGCAAAAATTAGAATCAACAAATTGATTAAGTTCTTCATCAATCATTATTCCACTGCATTTATAACCTGTCTCGTAATTTGCACAATAATTTTTTACGGATGTTTTTATTGTGTTCTTTTCTCTGTTCATCCTTAACATTATTGTTCTCCTTATTTTTGGGAAATAAGTTCATTATAAACGGATATGGCATATTTTCTCCAGTGTTTTAATGGTACAACTAATTTATTTTCGCCACCTAAATTTTTATAAAATCCATTGGCTAATGCACTTTCGGAATCAATTTCGTAGACATACTGCCTTGTAATATAACGAATAGTATGGTATTTTGCAAGTGGGAATTTATCAACATTTACTGTCCAACTCCCACCTGCCATTCTCAACTTACTTGATTCTTTTTCATATTTGTGCAAGACATGATTTATAATCATAACTCTAGGCATCTTCATGCTATAGCCCCTAAGTCCTCTATAAATTTATAATCTTCAACTTCATGTTCTATATTGCAATTATCCATTATAGTCTCTTTTATACTACCAACAAAAGCATCTACAGATTCTTCAGTACTTATAAGATGGTGTTCAAAATAATTACTTAAATGGTGTATTAATACTGTAGGTAATACGACCTCAGAAAATTTATAAAATTTTAATCGGTTCATATCTTCAACAATATTATTTAACATATTATTAAACTCTTGATTTAAATCTGAACAATCTCTTTGATATTGTTTAGTCTCTAAATACCTTTTTTTCTGTTTTTCTGTTAGCATTATTATTCTCCTATTTGTTTAAGTCCTTAACTTTTTAATATTTCTTCTACTATAAAACCGCTTACATTTTGTTTATGACTAGTATTGCCTAAGCATGAATGACAGGTTTCTTTTATTTTTCCGTACTTTGGAAAATCTTTATATTTCATTACATATTTTTTAGGGATATTGGAACTGCGAGGCTGTAAATATAAAACTTCCCAACAATCATTACAGGTTTTACAATGCTTAATAACAAAGTCAGCCTCTTTTTTCTTCCAAGGGGATTTATAATTTTCCATTATTTAATTGCCTTTATTTGATGGTTTAATTTTAAAGCATAGTACCTGTAAGTATCTACTTTCATACGTTCAATATTTAAATCTGCTTTTAGTTTGGCAACCAATATAACAAGTGCCATTATTATAACAGATACCACAATATTTAATATAATCATTCTAAAGTCTCCTATTGTTGAATTTGAAGTTACGCACAGTATAAATTATAGTCAAGCAATTTAAAATTTGGGATTTATATAATCTTGCCAGTCGTGAATTAATTTTCTTTGCTTGTCGTTTGATTTATTTCCAATCCTCATACTAATCTGCCAACGCTTATTATAACGCTTATTTTTTACATACATTACAACAGCACTAGATAACCCATTCGGTTGCTCAATCTCATGCACTAATGCAACCCAATCCGCTCTAGTTTTCTTTATATCAAATACAACTGAATCAGTGCTGTCGTAGGTTGTCCTATATTTAACCTGTAAAGTAAATGTCTTTCCTTTAGTATATAAACCCTTTGCAATTTTTTCGGGTTTCATCTCTACTATAAAATCTACTCCGTCATCATCTAATTCGGGTTTATGAGGATATAAACCCCTTTTAATTAAGTCAATTTTTGCAAATGACTCTCCTATTATTCCTTTTCTAGCTGTGTTCATTTTTTACCTTTCTAAATAAAATGTTTAAGTCCTTAACTTTTTTTAGGTTGTAATATCTCCATGATTCTATTTGTAATTTTAGGGATATAATATTTATTTATATTTTCAGCTAAAACATTGTCTAAACTTTTATTCTTTGAAATTGATTCAAGAATACTTTTAGACACATGGGCACTGCTCCTGTGGTACATATCTGCGGTTTCTCTGAGAATATAAAACCTTTTGAACAGTTCGCAAAGCTCCCAGCCTTCAGATTTGGAAAATGTGGTCTCTGTCAATCTTGGGTCTGAGCCGTCCCATTCAGTAAAAAACTCAGACATAAAATTCGTTGCGTGTTCATGTGAATTAATATCCCTTGATAATTTTGGGTTTTTATTGTTGGTATATGTTTCAATATAACCAAAACCCCAATACCAACCGCAATCCCATTTTGGGGATTCCAGCCAGTAATAAGTCCCATGTTTATCCTTGCCTAATAAATATACATCCTTTCCGAATGCGTGTTCTTTTCTCTTTTTCATTTTGTTTGTTCTCCTATTTTAAAAATTCCTAGTAATAAATGATTCATTATCTACATAAATAATTTCTGTGTCATATTCAACCTCATTAAATGTTGGATAGTCTCCACCTAAATTATCCCTTTGAAATTCTTCTAGTGTCTCATACTCTGACCACTCCCCACAAATCTCATCTATATCAAGTTTTTTATTTGGTTCTATTTCTTCAAAGTAATTAAACAAGGCTTGCAATCCTTTATATGAAAATTGATTAGGTCTCCACTTTTTGAATTCATATATAAATTGATTTTCGTTAATTTCTTTATACATGGTCACCACCTTTAAATAATTCCTTTACAAAGAAAATTATAATAACTAACTCAGCAAGAACTAAGCCCACTGTTAAAGTCATTGAAATAATTTCAATGGCATATGTGTTTATAAGATTTATCATTTTATTTTTACCTTTCTTTAATATTGACTAAAATCGTATTTTGGTTTTGAAATGTTTAAGTCCTTAACTTTTTTGATTGGGGTTACTCTGCAAATCCTGTTTACATAGTGCTTTCTGTTGCGTGTCCAGTCTTCAACTATTCCATCTTTTAAAGCGAAAACATGTCCCCTAGTGCCTATGAAGTATGTTTGCAAGTCCAAATAACTTGCAACAGTTTTAGGGGTTAATCCTTTACCAAATATTTTTTTAACTTCGTATTTATTTTTTGCAATTACTTCGCAATTAAATCCGTAATCTTTTGAAATCTTTTCTACATGGTCAAAGAAGTAAAAGCCTTTACCCTTTACCCTATAACCTTTATCAAAGAAATCTTTTTGCACCTTTTCAAATGGTTGATTAAATGCAATAGCGGAAGCAATGACAGTACAGCAATTAGTATCGTTGTTGTATGCAAATTTTTTCATGTTATTATAGTTTTGTTCCATTGGTTTAAGTTCTCCTATTATCCCAAGACGTTTAAACGTTTCGGGGGCTGAATAGAAAACAGCCCCCTCATCAGTTGGTTATATGATTCCTTTCTTAGCATTTTCGGCAATTTGCAATACTGTTTCAAAGTCATAGAATTCTAGTTCTTTTTCCATGCCCTTGCTACCTGTATACAATCCATTTTTCTTCTGTGACCTCATCCACTTTAAAAGCTCCTCTCCTAGGGTCAACTCTTCTTTTTGTGGCTTGGCAATCTTTACTACCCTGTATGAACCTAAATCAGTTTCGTTGAAATTATCATAGATTCCGTCTATGTTTTCAATCATTGGCAAAGTTACTTTTTTAATAGTGACTGAGTGAGTCTCCTGTTCATCTCCCAAGATTGCAAACTGGACAGGCTTTTCTTTTATCATCGTTTGAACTTGCTTTTTGATAAACCCTTTGATATCCTCTTTCATATCCTCATTATCACCAGCCAGAATGTTATCAAATTTCTCAGTCAACTGGGTTTTATTTGTCTTCTTATCCCTATGATGAAAATCCCTCTTTATGATATCGGTAACCTTTTTATTTTTGTCTCCGATTTCTACCCCTAATTCCAAGACTAAATTAATCTCTTTCTTAGTCGGTTTAGGCAACTTGATTTTAGTGTTTAATTTACTCATTTTGTTTAATCTCCTATTTAATTTGAGTCTAAACTTGGGGACAATATTTAAAATGTGCAAGCAATATTTTAAGAAAAATGTTTAAGGACTTAACTATTTTTAGTACACCTTATATATAGAAGAAAAAATTTTATTTAAATTTTTATTTTTTTGTAAAAAAATGGGGTCAAATTAATTTTTTTCTTGCTTTTGTCAAAAAGCTTTTAAAGGTGTCTAATTAGCTGTTTACGGCTGTTTTTCAGATAGTCGTAGTTTCATATTAAAAAGTTATTTAAATGGATTTTAGCCCTATTTTAGGGCGTTTATTCTCGAGAAAATCTATCAATTTTGCCTGTAATCTAATAGGCACTAAATTAATCCTTGTATATATGATAAAAGAATAGTATTAATACGAAACATCTATCGGAATTCCTAATAAAACTTTTTTTTATTTTACGGATTTTAATTTGTATACAATTAAACCCCTCCCAATTTCAACAACAAAAAAACTTTTTTATTTTATTTGTTTTTTGCTCAAACCTTGCTAAGTTCCGCTCTTTTTCAACTTTTTTTATTTTTTATTTGGTTTTTACCCCCAATAGGGGTATATTCCGACAGATTATAACGTGCATTAGCGTTCCCCATAAAATGTTTTATAACAAACACTTAGCCCCCATCTTATAAAAAATTTTTTAAAAGAAAGTCCTGATAAAAGCTACGCTTTCATTTTATATATTGTATAGTAGTATTTATGCCTTATTTGGATTCAAGTAAAAGCTCTTGTATAAAAAAATTAAAGTCCGTAGAATATACCATAAATAAGGAATTTTTATGAGTGTTACGTTACCAATTAAATGGAAACCCGAAAAATCTATTGCGATAGATATGTTAGTATCTTCTCCTGAGACATCTATTCAAGAGGTTGCAGATAAAGCAGGAGTAACTACGAATACTATAAGAAATTGGTTCAAAGACCCTGAGTTTGTAGAAGTATATTATCAAAAGTATATGGTTACATTTGGAGCTAGATTACCTAATGTTTTAAATAGTATGGTTCGTGAAGCTGAGGCTGGTAATGTTCAAGCTGGTAGACTTGTATTAGAACACTCAGGTAAACTTATAAAACGAGTTGAAGTAGAAAACCATCAAAGTCCATTTGAAAAATTTTTAAATACACAAATTCCTGTTGAAGCCGAGGTTATTGAAGATAATGAAGAAGTAAAAATATTTCCACAAAGACCAATAGTTCCTGAAAACCCTGTGCAAATAAAAATAGACGAAAAGAAAAAAGATAGAAAAAATAAAAAACGTAGAGAAGCTAGAAGATGGAGAGAAAGAGCTGAGGCTATTGGTATAGAAATGCCTAAGCGAGGTAGACAAACACCTAGACAGCGTAAAGAGTGGCAGGAAAAAATAATAAAAAAAGAAAAAGCATTAAATATCAAAGTCCTTTAAAAAACTTCTAGTATCAAAAGATTTACATTCAGGACATTCTTGGTTTCTATCAGGCTCTATAGATAATACTTCCCAAGTCCAATGACATTTTAAGCAAATACATTTTAAAAAACCAAACTTACTCATTAAGATTGACCCCAAGATTCATTTTCTATACAGTGCTTTACTAGATAATCATGTATCTCATTGCTTATATCATGCTCTTGTTTTTTATGGAAAGGGGCTATTACTTGACTTAAAAACCCTAGTAGATTATTATTTATAACCATTAAATCCTCTAGTTGTAGTAGTTTTTTATTTAACCTAAGTATTTCTGATTCTTGTTGAGTCATGTAGTCTACAAGAAGCCTTATTAATTCATTATCCATTTTATAATCTATGAATAATTACTTATTTAATACAATATATTATTTTTTTAATGATTTATTAAGAGAATCTCTAAATTTTCTAACTATTTCTTTTTTATCTTTTTGTAAAACTGTAATAAAAGGTCTAGCCTTTATTTCTACATTAGGTATTATAGATTTTTCTCCAGTTGTAAAACCCTCATGGTGTCTTACACCATATTCTAGCATTTCTAAATCAGTTCCTGATTGTTTTATGCTATTATATAAAGCACCACTAGCTTTTAATGCAGGTTTAGTTGGTTGATTTCTTTGACTTCTTATTTTAACTGTAACAGGTCGTAATGCTCTTAGTCCTCTATCTATTTTAGTTTTAGAACCTTTTGCTGTTTTACTAGAGTACTCTTTTAAAGAATCATTAATTAAACTATCTATTTTACTTGATAATTTAGAAAAACTATAATTAGTTGTTATTTTTAGTTTCATTTATAACTACAGGATTTTCTTGTTCATTAACACTTTTATTTTCATCAATAATGCTTTGAGCTTGTTCGACTGTTAAGTCTTTATTGTCTCTAACCATTATTTTTGCTCTAGTAATTAAATTGTTTTTAATATCAAACTCATCTTTTAATATTTGGTCTTGAATAGTTTTAGGATACTGAACTTCATCAAAATCAACACCAAATTCTTCAGGCAAAGATATACCATTGTATTCTGCTATGACTCTTTCAACATCATAAAATTCTTTTTCATACAGTCTCCAAAGAGCTATATCATCATAGTAATCTTCTTTTCTATCTAAATCTTTTATCATTAAAGAAATACCACTAGGTACTTCTCCACCTGATTCTGCAAATTGTACAAATAAATGATTATTCAAGGCAACTAATTCTATTTGAAATCTAATATTTTCAATAGCCTCCATGATATTACCTTGTGGACTTGTGATATTATAAACACCATCTTCTCCCATATCAAGAATAGTATTAGAACCTGCTCTTAACATACTTTGGTCTGCTCTAAGTCCATTTACCCAAGGTTGTCCAAACATATTATATCTCATTCCAAGATTCATTTCTGTTAAAGCAATGTTTACTTGCTCATTACAGTTTATAATATCAGATGCTCCTTCTACAAAAAAAGAATCAATTTGGTCTTCTCTGTGAGTAAATACAAATGGAATAATACCATATGGATTAGGAATTTCAGATAATAACTTACCCTCTCCATCCATTACACCATACTTTTCTTCATCCCAATACTCCCATTGTAGCTCAGAAGTGTTTGACAAATCTGCTGTACTATTAAGTAAAGGATAAACAATAGAGCTAGGTTTAAAAGGATTCTCATCAAAATATGCCTCGAAATAATAAATAGGTCTATAATCAAAAACACCATCAACCCAATATACTCTATTTGCAACAGTACCAAGTAATCTTGTCATTCTTTCAGAATGTTTCATTCTTACATCTTTTGTAGGAATTAATTCTTCATATCTTTCGGTACTATTTCCCACTGTTCTTTTTGCACCTAATACATATATTCTACTTATCTTGTTTACAAACTTTCTAGTAAAGTTGGTAACAGTAGGTGGTATCTCACTAAAAGCATCTCCATTAAAATAGTTATTTATATATTGCTCTGTAGATACACCTGAATAATAATCTAAATGTTTTCTTATTTCATTTCTCCTAGCATGAGACATCATCAACTTAGTTTCTAGCAATTTATCTTTTAACATCTTTTCCATTATCTTTGAATCCTCTTCATTTCTTGATTTCTCATAGGAAATCTATTAATTATAAAATATCTGAAAGCATCGTTTCCATGGTCATGTACACCATCTTTTAATGGCTCTTCTTTTATTGGTTTGCCATCACTACTATCAGGATACCTGTATTCTTCAAAATCTTCAATCATTTCAGTACATTTTCTATCAACATGTACTCTTCTTAAACCATCTGCATTTTCAAAAAATCCTCTTGTATAAGCTACACTAGAAACAATATTTCTACTCATTCTATCTCTAGCAGATAATATTTTTATACCACTTCTTCTAAATATCTCCATATCTCCTGCACCGCTTTGACCTTGAACATTGCTACCAGCAGGGTCACCATAATAAGATAAAATAGGATAGCCTTTAGTTTTTATCATTTTAATTAAATCCTCTGTTTTTACATTTTGTTTATGCAGTATAGTGTCAAATATTCTAATTTGTTCTGCAATACCATCGAATTCTGTTTGAATAAATAAAACAGCAGGTTGTCTATAACCAAAGTCTATTGCACAAAATGTAGGCAAATTATGGTCATATGGGAAGTCTCCTACATCTAGTTCTCTATTAAAATCCCAAACTTTACCTTCAAATACAGAAAACTCTGCACCAAACTCTTGAGCAAAAAGTTCTTTAGACATATTTCTTTTTCTCTCTACAATAGCTGGGTCTTGCAAGCCTAATGGAAACTCATGCTCATTTATCCAAGATGGAGAGGTATGACTTTCCCACATAGGGTCATCTTTGCCTAATTTAAATAAATCATATATCCAGTTTCTGCCTTCAGGTGTTGTAATAAAAATAACTTTTCCCTTTCTTCCTGCTACTGTAGGAGATAGATACATATCCCATATTTTTTTATTCATCTTAGCAACCTCATCAATTACAAGTAAGTCAAGACCTTCTCCCACAAGACTCGAAGGATTATCTGCTGACATGCCCTCAACAACAGTTCCCCATTTAAATCTTATATACATGTCTTTTTCTGATGCCTTATCAACATCATCAGGGTGTCCTATTACCATTCTTTGCCAAATTTCACGAAATATAAGTCTAGCTTTTTTATACGACATACCTACAACCCATATTCTTTTATTAGGTTGAGACGCTAAGTAAGTAGCCTCCATAGCACTAGCCCAAGTTTTACCAAATCTTCTTCCACATACTACTACTTGAAATCTAGCATCTTGTTTTTTAGGATAATGTAATGGGATTTGACCCTGATGTGGTTTATATCCTAAATAATCAAACCACTTTTTTTTAAATTCGTAATTTTTTTCTTGCATTAGATTAATGTACTAATTTATATTGTACCATATATTAATGCAAGGATAATTCTTGCGATTTAACAACTCACTGAAGAGGTAAAAATGTCAGAAGAAAAAATCATCGAAACAGATGTAAAACAGGAAACCGACACACAAGTCGAAAACAATGTACCAATTTCAAGATTAAATGAAGTGATTTCTGAAAGAAATGAACTTCGTGGAATGCTTGAATCATTTAAAACAAAAGAGGAAGAAGAACGAAGAGCAAAACTTCAAGAAGAAGAAAAATGGCAAGAGCTGAATGCAGACCTTGCTAGTGAAATTGAATCCTATAAACCTTTTAAAGAAAAATGGGAAGCAATGAATAGTAGACTTCGTGAAGGTGCTTTAGCTCAACTTCCTGAAAATAAACGAGAAAAATTTGCCAATGTTGAAACCGAAACTCTTATAAGCATTGTTGAGGAGTTTACTGATAAAGAAGTAGTAAACCCACCTGATAATAAAGGAACAGTACCTACTAAACCAGTAGGAGACTGGACTGAAATGTCAGGAGCAGAGCGTAGAAAGAACTGGGGAACAATATTGGAATCATACATGAAAAGGTAATTAAATGTCAAAACATTATCAAGGTAACGCTGTTACCAACACTACAGACCAGCATTTTATACCTGAAATTTGGGCTGATGGCATTTATAAGTACTTTGAACGCAAAAGCATTCTAAGAGGTCTTATAGATGATTTTTCTGCTCTTTTTACAGGTAAAGGTTATGGAGATGTATTACATATTCCTGAAATGAGCCTTATAAGTGCTAGTGATAAGTCTGCTGGAGCTGATGTATCTTATGATGCAACTGCTACTACAGAAACACAACTAACAGTTAATAAACATAAATATGTAGCTAAGTTATTTGAAGACTTGACTATGATTCAGTCAGAAGCTGATTTAGTAGAGAAATACTCAAGAATGATGGGTGAAGCTCTTGCTAGACAAGTAGATGCTGATATTTTTACTGAGCTTTCTAGCTTAGAAGAGTCTTTAGTTTTATCTGCTGATGATACATTAACTGCTGGTAAATTTGAAGAAGCACTTGCTACTTTAGGTGAAAACGATATTCCTTATATGGATGGAGATGTTTCAATGGTAGTTAATCCAACACTATTTGCTGATATTCTTAATCCATCAGCAGGTATTGCTCAACACTTTATCAGAAATGATGCAGTTGGTGAAGGTAATCGTGGACTAAGGTCAGGTATGGTCGGTTCTTTATATGGAATTGATTTATACATGTCAAATGCTTTTGGAACTGGTGGAAATAACAATACTATTTCAGGTGCAATTTTCCATCGTACAGCATGTGCTATAGCAGTACAAAGCGATGTTCGTGTACAATCAGAATATTCTGTAGATGCTTTAGGTACTAAAGTAGTTGCAGATATGCTATACGGAGTTAAGCGTATTGATGATTCTGACAACAAAAAAGGTATTAAAATACGAAACGTAGATTAATCTATTAAACTTATGGGGGGTGACTTCCTGTACATTAGTTGCCTCCCATAAAAGTTAAGGACTTAACTATTATAAAGAAAAAATTATGGAATATTGGTATTCAGAAAAACTTGCAAAACTAGAAAGAATTGAAAGTGAAATACTAGGAAAACATCCTGAAAAACTTGTTGATTTAGAAGTAAATGGTTTTGTAAGAGTAAATGGAGAAGATGACTTATCTCCCTATAAAAAGAAAGTCAAAAAGAAAAAGAAAAAATAATTATTCACAAGTCTCATTCACGCTTGTGTCATAGCTTAGAGAGGGAGAAAAATGGCAGACGTTCACAAATATACAGTGCAAGAAGCACTAAATACTACAGTTGGGGGAGAGTGGTCTGTAGCAACAGCAGGAACAGCAGGTTCTAGTGCAGACGTAAATAACACAACACATAAATCAATAAAAGAGTCTACAGGTATTCTTGGTATATATAGTGCTGTAGAAATATATTTTAATTTTACATCAAGTGAGGCAAATGTAAATGCCTCTAATGATATGTTGATTCCTAAAAATACACTTACATTTTTAACAATACCAAGAGGATTAGGTTCAACAGTATTTTTTAATTACAATTCAACTTCAACTACAACTGGTTCAGTAAGGATGGTGGAAATATAATGTTAGGTGGATTTGGTAGTAGCACATCAGCAGGTTTAGCTAGTGGCGGTACAGTAGATGGCGATTTAATAGTTACTGGAGATTTTAAAGTTGAAGGTGCTGGTAGTTTCGCATTTGACGAAATAATTGAAGGAACATTGCAAGTAGATGCTACTGGTACATCATCACAAGCATTATCATTAACTGGACAAAACGCTCAAGTAAGTATTGGTTTAAAACCCGACAGTAGCCAAGCTAATCATGGTATTGTTGCAGTGTCTAATATTTTATCACTTAGACCACGAGGAACAAGTGTATTAAATATATTAAGTACAAGCCGAGTTGGAATAAACACAGTTAATCCTGGAAATACGCTTCACATTTTTGATGGTACATATAATTTATTATTTGATGGTAATGAAATTAACCATTCTGATGCTAATGACTTCTTTATTAAAAGTGGTGGTAGTATAAAATTTCAACCTAACGCTACAACAAGATTTATACTCGATAGCAACTCTCGCATTAGTCTTAGTAATAATGATGCTGGTTCAAATAATACGATATTTGGAAAAAATATAGGTACAATAACTTCTGGTTCAAATGAAAATGTATTTATTGGAGAAGATGTTGCTAGTGATAATTCATTAAGTAATGCTATACAAAATGTTGTAATTGGTCACAAAGCTGGAGAAGATTTATCAACTGCTGATAGGTCAGTATTTATTGGAGCATATGCTGGGCAAGAACATACTCAAGGTAGTGGTAATGTAGCTATTGGATATGAAGCAATGCACGATAATGGCGGTAGTAATATATTTAGTAATGTCTTTATTGGTTCTCAGTCAGGCAGTGGTCAATGGCAATCTGCTTGTGTTAGCAATACTGCTGTAGGTGCTAATACTCTGAAAGGTGCTATGGATGATGCAGATAACAATGTTGCAATAGGTGAAAGTGCATTAGAGTCAATAACTACTGGTAGCTTTAACACTGCAGTTGGTAAAGATGCTGGTGATTCACTTACCACTGGAGATAAAAATGTATTTGTAGGAACAGACTCAGGTCAAAATATGGTAACCAATGGTCAATCTACATTTGTAGGTTATACCGCTGGTTATAATGCTCAATCATCTAATAGCACTTCTGTAGGTTATCAGTCTTTATATAAATCAACTGGAAATGATAACTCTGCATTTGGTGCTGATGCTATGGTAGAGAACACTTCAGGGGTTTATAATACTGGTTTAGGTAGGTTAGCATTAAGAAATAATCAGACTGGTAATTATAATGTTGCGGTGGGTGCTAATGCATTAATTGGAGTACCATCTAATTCTCATTCTAATAATACAGCTGTAGGGTATAATGCAATAAACGCAATAACTACTGGAAGTAATAATACTGCAATAGGTTATACCGCACTTCAAGATAATACAACTGCTACTTATAATTTAGCTTTAGGATATAGAGCATTAAGAGATAATACAACATCGGGTAGTAATGTTGCAGTAGGTGCAGAAGCATTACAATCTCATGTAAGTGGTAATGGTGCTAATATCGCTATTGGTGCTGGTGCTATGCAATTGGGTACTGGCGGAAAACAAAAAAATCATGCTATAGGCTATAGAAGTCAATATCAGAATAATACTGGTATTGGAAATGTTTCTAATGGATATCAATCATTGAAAAATAATGTAAATGGCGATTACAATGTAGCCATTGGTTATGAATCAATGAAAAGTTCTAGTGGTAATTCACATAGCAACAATACTGCTGTCGGCTATGAAAGTTTATACTCAGTTACAACTGGCAGTTTAAATACTGGGGTAGGCAAAAATTCTTTATATTCTCTTACTAGCGGAACTGAAGTTGTTGCTATGGGATATAATTCTTTAAATAGTCTTACAACTGGTGGTTATTGTGTTGCAATAGGAAGTCAAACTTTAGCATCTAATACTGGTAGTTATAATACTGCACTTGGATGGGCAACGTCTATAAGTAATACAAGTGGTATTTACAATGTAGCTATTGGTGCTATGGCATCAGAAAAAAATCAAACTGGTAGCAATAATACATCGCTTGGATTTAAGTCAATGCAAGGAACTGCTAATAATTCACACTCAGATAATACCGCAGTCGGTTATGAAAGTTTAAAATCAGTAACTACTGGAATACAGAATGTTGCTATTGGAAAAGAAAATAGTCGTTCTATTACTGATGGTGCTAGAAATGCATCTTTAGGGACTCTAGCAATGTATAGTGCTACAAGTGCTGGTTCTAATGTAGCAATCGGCAACGCATCTTTATATCATAATCAAACTGGTGGTCAAAATGTAGCTATTGGTAGAGATTCTATGTTTGGTGCATCATCTCAATCAAATTCTAATAATACTGCTGTAGGTTATGCTAGTTTATTTGCAATCACTACTGGT